CCAGTAATGCTAGAGTCAAATACCCATTGCTTATATTTGCTGCCAAATGGTTTGTAAGTAGTTGATAGTCTTGGATCTGAGTAATAAACAAAGCGACCAGTTTGGTTTGAGTAAGCTTCTCCTTTGTCAAGAAGATAGTGGTCTAACCAAAGCGCAAAAGACGTTGTGACATTATGTTGATATTGCGGTTTCATCTAATTGAGAAAATAGTTTTTCATACTTAGCTAAAATTTCGCTAATGTATTTTGTGTTTTTGAATCTGGCCTTAGAGCGAACTTTGTTTTTCAATTGAATCGCGGCTTCTGATCTTGATTGGGGTATATCTTTTTCCAGATAAAGATAATAGCCAACCCCTGATATTCCTGTTTCAATGCCCTTCGCCCAACTACGACCAGGAGCCCAAGGCATTGGGGTTACTTCCCAAATATCTTCTTTGGCGGGCATAAATATATTCCAAACCGCTCCATCATCAATGAACCTAGAGAATGTTATCGTTGTTTTTTCTAAAATTTTTACGATAGGATCAAGAGGTCTATCTCCTGCGTAAAAACCAATGTAAGAGAATAGATTGCCGTAACCATTCAAAGTTCCGCTCAAGTTTGGAGCGTCTGGTCCTATTAAAATTTCTTGAGAAATAGGATGGTTTGCAAACTCAGAAATCATTTGTCTTTTTAAATTGTTAAAAGATAAAAGAATTCTTTTTTCAACAGAATCTCTTATGATTCTGCCAGACTGTTTTTTAATCAAATTTTGAACTTCTCTTGGTAACGCCATTTTATTCGTTAATTGGAGTCAGGATAAAGGAATAGTATTTTGGGCCAAACATGCCATGGCTTTTTTGGTCCGAAGCGATGCCGTATCTACGCCCGTCAAATTCAACTTTTCTTGCTTCTTTTAGATAGCTATATCCTGTGGCGTCCACTTTTATTTTAACACTGCCAGCAGGATAAAGAACTTTTTGTTGCGCGTCCGTGCCTGAAAAAAGATCTTTCTGTTGGCTTAAATATTTGATTCTGGCTTTTACAGAATGAGTCACGCTGGTATAAGTTGGGGCATTAACAGCGGAATTAGTATCAGCATCATAAAGCGCATTATAAGTAGCAGAAGTTGAAATAATAGTCATCTGAGGATTCATGATGATTGATATAGTTCTCGAAAACGTCTCATGAATATTGTCAAAAGCCTCGTTTATAAATGTTTTTTGACTATCAGATATATAGGAAGAAGCCATATTTTACTTTACACTTTTTATATTAAATATAATATAAGGTAAGGTAAAAGGTTATGACAGGAAAGGAATATCTTAGTGATAAGGTTAAAGCTGGCACCTCTGATTTATTTAAGAGGATGCTTACTATTTTAGAAGATATTAAGCACGAACATGATAGGCAATTTGATCTTCTAGCTTCTTCTGCCCCAGACTCTTTTAAGCTTGTAGTTAAGCAGGCAAATTACCTAGATGAAAATAAAATGGCTTTGTACAGAAAGCGCATTTTGGATATGGGCAACGAATCGATCAGAAAAATGGCTTCTGAAATTGATTTTGTCCGAGTTGAATTTCACCATACCTTTAAACAATGAAAGAACTATTTAGTTTTAATGTTACTCTGAGCCAAGAGGTAGAAAAGACCGAAACAAAAGAAGAGAACGGCAAGACAGTTACCGTTTCTTCGAAGGAGACTCAAGAAGTTCCTTATAAGATCATTATCAAGAATCCATCTCGCAGAAACATTGAAGATGCGGAACTTCAGTTTAGCGTTGAGATGTCAAACTGCATCAAGAAGGGCATCCTTACAAAAGGAATGTTGCTGAAGAAGTACTCCGATTCTGGCGGCTTTATTCTTGAGGCTGATAGAGTAGAGCTTGGCAAACTTTATTCTTTTATTATTACCCAGCAAGAAGTTTATCAGCAATTGACATTAAAGACAGACCGTGATAAGGCTGAAGAAGAGAGTGTTATCTCTTCTATTGTTGAGGCTAAGAGAAGAATGTCTGAACTAGAGTCAGCTTATAATAATTTATTCAATAATACTGCTGACAGCATTGCCCAAAATAATGTTATTCGCTGGTTCTGCCTGAATATGGCGCATAAGCAAAAGCTGCCAGATGGCAAGATTGAGCCAATGTTTCCCGGAGAGACTATCGAAGATAAGATCGAAATTCTTCATAAGATGGATGATGAAGATGAGCCTCTCTATACAAAAGCTTATAAGAAGCTGGCAACATTCGCAGCATTCTGGTATTTTAGTAAGAACGCAAAGAGAGAAGATTTTGAGAAACTAAATTCCGACATTGAACAAGGAACCGTTGATAGCTAATGATCTTTCTCTTCGGTTTTACGAAATAACTAAAGGATTTTCCGAAAGAAGGTTTAAAGGAAAAAGCTTTTTCGTCAAGCATATTGGCCTTGACGAGAGAGCTTTTTTTGATTACAAATATCAGCATTACTATAATTATGCTCTAAAAAGAGGTATTCTTTCAGAGGAGGAGGCTTTAAAAAAGGCTAAAAACAATGGCGATTGGACAGAAAATGACGAGATGGAAATTGAAAAAACAAAAGACTTTTTATCTCGACTAGCTTTGACAAAAAAAAACTTATTCAAGAAACTAGAGATTCAAGCGATAGAAGATCAGGAGATCGAGCAGCGTGAAAAGCTAGAGAAAAAGACCGATCAAAGAAAAGAAGTTTTGGGAAAAACGGCAGAAAGCTACGCCTCAAATAGATCTAATGATTACGTGTTATACGAAACTTTATTCTTAGATAAAGCGTTAAGCAAAAGAGTTTTTAATCTAGAAGAGTTTGAGGATCTTACTTATGAAGACTTATACGATTATATTATTTTTTATAATGAATATTCTCTCCAGTTTTCTGAATTAAATATACAAAAAATTGCGCTATCAGATTTCTTTTATCCTTATTTTTTGGCTTTAGAGAGTCCAAACGACTTATGGGGCAAGCCAATGATTGCACTTTCTGATTGTCAGGCCCGATTGATGATTTATGGAAAAGTATTTAAAAATATATTTGAGCAAAATGACAATATCCCAGAATCGATAAAGAAAGACCCCGAAGCTTTATTTGCTTACGTTGACAAAACAAAGGCAAAAGAAAAATTCGAATCAAAAGCTAAAAAGAGAATTCCAAATGCTAGCGGCGAGATGGTTTTTGGCGTTTCAAAGGATGAACTTCCAAAAGATACTCAAACAAAAGCATTAAATAATGCGATGAAAGAGAAGAAAAGCATGAACATGGAAGACCTTATGAAATTACATGGAGAGATGTAGTTTTTCCGTGTAAATAAGCTAAAAGGTAAAGGATGGCAAAAGGAATCACAGTCCCAGTCACGCAAACTGGATTAGAGCAATCTATCCAAGGCGCAGCCAAGAAAGTTGGAAGTATTAGCATTCCAATTGATGTTGATGCTAAGTCATTCAAAAACCTTTCACAGCCTCTAGGCAGAATAACTGGGCTAGCGACAGAATTCGAAAAGTCAATTGCAGCGTCAAACGCCCGTGTTATCGCATTCGGCGCATCCGTAGGTATTATTAATGGTGTTCAAAACGCCCTTGCCAGCTTAGTAACAACTACAATAGAAGTTCAGAAGAATCTGACTAGTATTGGCGTTATCTTTGGCAAGACTAATGAAGAACTTAGCGGCTTTTCAAAAGGTCTTTTCGCAGTAGCTAGAGAAACAGCCCAGTCTTTCCAGACTGCTAGCGAAGCAGCGCTTGAGTTCTCTAGACAAGGTTTATCTACGGAAGAAACTTTAAAAAGAACAAAAGACGCCCTTACTTTAACAAGATTCACATCTTTAAGCGCGGCGGATGCTGTTGACGTTCTAACTGCTGCTGTAAATTCATTTTCTTCAAGTGGTGTTACTACTGCGGATATATTAAATAAATTAGTTGCCGTAGACACAAGATTTGCAGTTTCTTCAGAAGATCTTGCTAAAGGTCTTTCTAGAGCGGGTTCAATCGCACAAGAAGTTGGCGTCTCTCTTGATGAGTTGAATGGTATTGTCACAGTTGTTCAAGAGAAGACTGCCCGTGGTGGCGCGGTTATTGGTAATGCTTTTAAGACAATTTTTACTAGAATTAGGTCTAACGAGACAATCAATGCTCTTCAGGAGATAGGTATTTTTTCAAGAGATGCGTCTGGTAATCTTCGTCCAGTTGTTGATATTTTAACGCAACTCGCTGGTAAATTAAATGGCCTTAGCGAAATTCAAAAGATTGAAGTTCTTGAAGCTATAGCTAGCAAATACAACATCAACTCGCTAAATGCGCTGCTGGATGACTTGGGTTCTAGCGCAAGCAAGTTCCAAGAAATTGCTGGAATTTCAGCAAACGCTAACAACGAGGCTTATTCAAGACAAGTTGAGCTTAACAAGACTCTCGACGCGACAATTAAACAAACTGTTGTTTCGGTCGCTGAATTAGCTAATTCGATTGGCGAAATCGGCGTAACTGCAAACCTTCAGTCGCTACTTGAGTTTTTTAATGATATTATTTCTGGAATCAATAGCTTTATTGATTCGGAAAGCATTGGTGGTGACATTGCCAAAGGGTTAATTTCTGGAATTAGCGGTGTATTATTCAAGATCGGTCTACCAATTTTAGGCGCCATTTTCATTAAGCTGACAAAAGATATTGCTCAGTTCGGCGTTGAGTCGCTGAAAACAATTCTTGGAATCAATCAACAGGTCAAGGAAAGACAAGCTCTTGAACAAGCTGTAGTAAATACTTTGATTAGAGATAGAGATGTAATGGCTGCAATCCTTGCTTTGAGCGGAGATAGAACAAAGCAAGAAGAATATCTTTTAAATCTTTATAACCGCCAAATCGCCGCGCTTCAGCAAGTTCAGTCGATTGCGGGCGCTGTTGCTCCTGCTTTGGTACAGGGAGGTCTATCTGCAACTAGCGGAACGGTTCAAAAGAAAGCTGGTAGAGCAGCAGAGGGTTATCTCCCAGCACAAGAAGCTGCCGATGTAAAGCGCGGAGTTGGCGGCGCAGACAAGAATGCAAAAGTAGTCAAGATTCCAAACTTCTCTTTTGGTGGCGGTAAGAAGGGCACAATGTATGCGAATAGTAGCGAATACGTTGTTCCTAATTATAACGGAGGCGATGGAACCGCCATCTTCAACAAAGATATGGTTCGCAAGTATGGAATGCCAGATAACGCTAAAAAGATAAATGCGGCCAACGGCTATATTCCAAATTTCACGGACGGTAAATATATTTACGATTCAGATAGATTGCCAGCAGACAAGAATGCTCTGCTCAAGAAAATTTTAGCATCTAAGGTTAAAAAGAATTTAATTTTAGGCCCAGCGGGCACAGGCAAAACAACTTTTGCCGCAGCAGGCGGAACCTTTATTACAAAACCAGAAGATGCTGATAAAGCAACAGAAATTGATATTCTTTCTGGTGGAGCTAGAACGAAAGATGGAGGAATTTCAGCTAATCTTGAATCGATTATCAGCGCAGTAAACTTAAGCGGAGGAAAAATCTCATATCTTTATGCTGGCAATATGGATATTATTGCCAGAAGAATCAATAGAGAAGAAAAGGGTGTTGGAGAAGGAGATTTGAGATCAGAGAAGCAGATCGCGGGGACAAAATACGCGCCGCTAAATCAATTTGATTTTATCGACAAGGTAAAATCAAAAGCTAAAAATTTTGGAATTGTAAAAAATGCCGCAACTGGTTATATTCCAAATTTTGCTCAAAAAGCGCAATCTCAAGCTTCAGAAGCTCAAGCAGAACAAAGAGATTCAATAACAATTGCAGATGCTAGAGGTCGCTCTGCAATGCTTGTGCCAGATAAAAAAAATGAGCGAATAATGGAAGCTTATTTGGATAAGCCTTTAAGTTTTGGATTTCAAACTAAAGATAAAGGNAAAAAACTNGGTGTTGATTATGTAAAATATCATACATACGGATTGAATCAAGAAGCCTTTAAAGCAGAGGGCTTAAAAAAGAGCGGCGATCTAACTAATATTGAAGCTGATGTGCAGGCATTTGGATTAGATATTGCTAAAAAATATTCTTATGAATATGCGGGAGAGTATTCAAAGTCTTTAGGGGGTCCAGCTACCGGCATTCAGATCTCTGACGCAGATGTCAGAAAGGCTTTTCTTGCTTCCAAAGGAGCGGTGTCTGGGTTTTCTTCGCTTGGAGGCGGTATTTTTGAAACAGCTATTAGAACAGGCGTTCAAGGAGAAATTAATAAAGACTTATTGAAAGCCCAACAAGCAGAGCTTGGTTCTGGCAAATTAGACTTTAAGGTAACTGATATTATCAAAAGACTTTTCGGAGTAAATAGAGGAGAAACAGATGCCGATAGTAAAATCGAAGGAAATCCAAAAAGTACAGGAAGAGCTTTTGCCGATCAAATAGCCGCAAATAATCTTTACTCGTCAACAAGCAAAGTTGCTATACAAAATGCAGCGGCTGGTTATATACCAAATTTTGCAAAAGCTAAAGCTAAAGCTAAAAAAACTGGAATTGGAGGATTACAAGGTAAACGTCAAAAATTTGATTTTGAAAAAAATGTAGAAGGGTTTGCTTCTAGCGACGATGGGGAGGAAAAAACGGCTCCGTCTATTTTAGGAGGAAGAGTTTTTGAGTCTAGGTTGAATAATCAGATAGAAATGAATCTTGCGGAAAATAAGGTTAAACCAGACGTAAGTAATGCCTCTTTTATAAATTGGAAAAGAAAAGGAACCCCAGAAGCAGAAGCAAAACTTTCCGTTGCCGCTGGATTGAGAGATAAGAGATTAGGAATTCCAGTTTCTAAAGGAGGAAAGGGAAATAAACTTATTGTTCCAACTGATGCGGCAATAACAGAAAATTTAAATAAATCTTTACAGAGTAAAAATATAGAAGCCCAAAAAGCGTCAGGCGCTAAATTTTCAACACAAAGCGTTTTTAGGGCAGCGGAAGATACAATAGCGATATGGGAAAATGTCGATAGAGATAGAGTTCCATATAAGAATATTAAAATTCCAAAACGGGGAGATGTTGATAAGGTAAAAAAGCAATATGAAGAATTTACTACTGAACCACAAGAAAAGGGCACAAAGTTTGTCCCAAGTTATGCCGAAAAGCTTTCTGAAATGTATGATTGGGATGGCACAATCATTCCAAAGATATCAGGAAAGCCCGAAGAATATATCCAGTCGCTTCAAAAGCTGCAAACGACAGACTTGCTGCCAATCGGTAAAGAACTTGCCGCTTCAAAAGCTGAATTTGATATTGCAACAATAAGGCCAATATTATTTAGAGAGCCAATCAAGCAGACAGCCCAAAGATTGGGCCTGAAAGTCGATAAGATATTCCCTGTAGGCTCAATGTTCGACAACCGCAGAACACAGGGCAAAAAAGGAGAAAGAAAGCTTTATGGTCCAGAAAGAAAAGCTCTCTTAGCCGAAGGCACAGGCAGAAGCATTGTTGACGATGAAGAGGCTAATTTGGCCGCTCTTGGATCTCGCGGCATAAATGCAAATTTAAGAAATCGCGCTTCTTTTGGTTTCGTTCCAAATTTTGCTTCTCAAAACGCAATAGACGCAATGAGAAGAATCATCTCAGACCCTGCGGCTCCACAAGGAGAAAAAGATGCAGCATCGTTAAAACTTTCTCAACTTACAAAAGCAAGTTCATCAAAGAATGCAAAAACAACAGCACAGAAGACTGCAAAAACAAAGCTTCCAATAACTCAAGAGGACAAGGACTATCTTAATCAGAACAAGGAAAAAATTGTCGCAGGAATGGGTAGAAGTTTTGGAATGCTGTTTAATTTAGATGCTTTGGAGATGGGGGATTTAGGCTACGTAAAACGTTTAGATCCAATAGTTGCGAAAAAATTGTCGGAAATAGCGCAAAAACAAGGTGGCAGAGATTCTATCAGATCTTTGGTTGATTTTGGATCTGCGGCGAAAGGGTATATTCCAAACTTTGCTGATCCACTGAAAGAAGCTGTTGATAGAGAAATTTCTGCTGGAATAAAGCCCTCTCAAGTTCGCATTACTCAAGACGAGCGTTTAATAACAACCCGCAATCCACAGGGGATTGCAGTCATAAATACCAAAGATGAGCCAAATGGCAAAGTTCCTTCTAACAGAATAAACGAGAAGAACGGAAGAAAAGCGGCAGTAGCTATGGCCGCAAAAGGATTTGTTCCAAATTTTGCAGAAGAAAAAATAGATGTTCCAAGGCCCAAGGGAATGAAGAGCGTTGATTACACGGCGTTTAAAGCAGAGCTTGATGCAGCAACAATAAATTTTTCACAAACAAATAAAACTCTTGATGATGTCAATAATGCTTCAGCAAATCTAAAAACTCAGATAACAGCAATTGCCGATAAATATAAAATTAGCGGAGATAAACAGCAGGCTATAATACAGCAAACCGACAAGTTGATAGAAGCTAGAAAAGTTGAAGCTGGCAAAGCTACTGGAGGCGGTGGTGCTGGTGGCGGGACGGTTCCTCCCGTGAGTGCAGGCGCGGGCGCGGGCGCGGGCGGGTATGGAAAAGGCGGCGCTCCAAAAGGATTTGATGCGGGTAAATTCTTGTTGTATCAATCTGCGATTGTTGGAGCGACATCTGCTCTGCAAGCATTTACGGAAGAAAATTCAAATGCTTCACTATCTATAGAAGCCGCTGGTGGAGTTGCCAATAGCCTTACAACTGGTATAAGTTTATTTGCCGCTGGCCTTGGACCAGTTGCAGCAACAGCAGCCGGTCTTGCAACAGCTTTTGCAACACTGCTCCCAGTAATTTTAAAATTTAGAGAAAAATACGAAACAGAACAAGAGAGGGTTGTAAAATCTTTGATTAAGCTTGCCGATCAAGCAGAAAAAACTGGAGAAAAGATTACCCCAGAAGCATTTTTAGCTGCTTTTGAAAAATCAGCAAAAGAAACAAAAACAAAAACTGAAACAGAAAGCCAAACAAAAGCCATTGAGTCTGCATTAGCAAAACAGGGAGTTCAGATCTCTTCTGATGATTTGAAGTTGCTATCTGCTGGCGTACAGGCTGGTGGCGTAGGAACTAAACCAGAAGATTTACAAGCATTTTTAGAAAAAAACGTAGCAAAGAGAGAAACTGTCGGCGGCGCGGCTTATGGCGTTGGTGGTGTCAGCATGTTTAAAACAAATGTGATTGACGAAGAAAAAACTCTTGAGAATTTAAAGCTCCAAGCCTTGGAGAATATAAAGAAAAAAGAAAAAGAAATTGCAATTGCAAAAACAGAAGCCGAATTGCGAAAAGATAAGATAGCGAGAGCTACTGCTAATTACGAAAATGAAAAGATTGAAAAAAAGCTACAAATTCAACAGTCTATTTTTGAATTTGAAAAAAGCACTACTCAAGAGTATTTTAAAAGAAATTTAGCCACAGAAAAAGATCTTACAATACTAGAGCAGCAAAAAGCATTAATTACAGAACAAGAGTTTTTGAAAAGAAAAAATGCCATAGATATAAAAAAAATAAACGATTCAAGATTTAAAGAAGAACAAGATGCTGCAAAAAATCTTCAACAAACTCTTTCTGGGCTTGGTGGAGGTTTAGGAGAAATCTTTGGAGGCTTAAAGCCTGATGAAGTAAAACAGCTTGTTGCATCTTTATCGCCAGAACAGTTCTTCAAAAAGAACGAGAAAACAGGAGAAATGCAAGCTGGGGCAGCAGGCATCGAATTGATAAAACGGTTAAGAGGTGGCGCAGTTGCAGAACAAGATGTAAAAACATTTAATTCTTTTTCCCCTCAAGATAGAGAGGCTCTTATAAAAGGGGCTCAAGAATTTAATAATGCTTTGGCTACTGCTGGTCAAAATGCAATAAATGCTACTGAATCAGTAAACCAATCTTTTCAAAATACGTTAACTGAAACGCAAAAATTAGCCATTAGTATCGTTTCATTAGCTGAAATTCTTGAAGGCTCTGGACAATACGAAGATAGATTAAATGAATTTAGACTTGGTTTGGCTAAATCTTTATTAGATCTTCGTGTTAAAAATAAATTAGAAGCTGACTCTGCGGACGAATTAATTAATTCTGAAATTGATAGCGCGAAAGAAAATGCTAGACATGCCGAAGACATGAGAATAAGAATTCCAATTGGAAAAAGAGCACAAAAGGATGAGATTGAATTAAACGCCCAAACAAGAGCAAAAATAGATCAGATAAAAAAAGATATAATCAATACTGGGGCTAGGATTCAATCAAATAGAGCTTTATTAAATGCTGAATCAGAGGGGCTTGAAGCAGAAAATAATTTTTATAAAACAATACCAGAAAATCAACTTGTAAACGAGCAACTTAAAAACGCAAGAGCAAAATTAACCAAATCAGAACGAGAAGCCGAAATAGAAAATCAAGTTGCGATAAAGATGACGAGAGACAATTTTGATCAAGAGGGTAAAAATTTACAAAGAAAAATTCAACTTGGTCAAGCTTTCGCCGCACAAATCTCAAATGCAGAAATTGAAGCCAGAGTAACTCAAGAGCTTCAGGCAGAAGGTCTTGCACTAGCAGAAGCAAGAAGAAAAGCCGCAGCAGGACTTACTAAAGAAAATTTAGAAAAACAAATCAACAACGCTGGTGATAGATTTGCTGCTGAACAATCGACTCGTTTAGGAGAAACAATAAGCACTGGGCAAATATATAAAAATTTTGGACTTGGCAAAGGCACTCTTGAAGCTCAAGCAAAGTCTGATGTAGCTCAACAAAGAATAGCGGCAATAAGAGCACAAGGAAGAGAGCCTACAGCGGCAGAACAATATGAAATCGCCAATGGAATAAATAATTCTGTCGCTCAAAATCTGAAGGTTCAGAGAAACGTTCTTCTTGATCAAGCGGACACATTCCAAGATATAATCGGAAAGCAAACGCCCCAACTATTTGCGGATGGAATGGCGCAGGCTATGGAAGCGGCACTAAGTCAAGCTGATGATCTTGGTGGCGCATTAAGAGGGGTTGCGATGGGTTTCTTGAAGAGTCTGCAAGGAGCTTTCCTGCAAAGCGCTTCAAAACAAATTGTTTCTTCTATTATTCCAAATGCTCTTCCATTCTCACAAGGTGGAATCGTAAAGGGCTATGCATCTGGTGGCCTCGTAACAGGCGGAAGTGGATATAAAGACGATGTCCCAGCAATGTTGAGCGAAGGCGAATACGTTATTCGTAAATCTTCTGTTCAAAGATATGGCAAAGAAAACTTAGCTAAATTAAATATGGGCGGAATGCCAACGATGGCAGATGGTGGCTTTTTCCTGCCCGGATTCAGAGGCCAAGAGTCTATTTCTGGAATAGAAAATTTAAAGAAGTTCTCTGAGCAAACTACTACTAGTGGCGCAACAGACNTAATGAAAGGTAGCGCGTCCTCGGCATTTATTAATCTTGAAGACCAGAGTATGAGGCTCTCAAGATTTGCCTTGCTTGGGGATGATACAATCAATCAAGAAATTAGAGATGCACAGCAAAGCGCTTTAGAGGCTATAGAGAAAAAGCGCCAATATGATTTACAAAAACAAGAAGAAAAGAAGCAGTTCAAAAAGCAAATCGTAAGCACCGTTCTTTCTGCGGCAATTAGTTATGGAACAAGCGCTTTGGCGAGTTCTTTCTTGAAGCCTGCTGCCGCAGCAATCCCAAATCTTGGTTTTAATGCTGGGGATTTATCTGGAAGTCTTAGTGATTCTTCAATATCTGGACTTAGCGAAAGCTTAAATCAAAACTTCGCAAATCTAGGCCAATCAGCAGCGGCGTCAACGTCTTCGATGACTGGAACCTTTTTGAATAGCTCTCTCGCTTCTGGTCAAATAGGATCTCCGTTAAAGCAATATAATAGCCCAGTTGCAAGTGTAACAAATAAATATAAACCATTGCAAGGCGTTACACCTTTTAGATTTCCTGGTAGAGCATATGGTGGTTCAGTAGAACGTTATGCTGGAGGCGGTTCAGCTAAAGACGATGTTCCAGCTTTATTAATGGGAGGCGAATATGTAATGAGTCGCCAAGCCACAAATAAATATGGCAAACAATTCTTTGATTCAATCAACCAAGGCCGCGCTCCAAGATTCGCAAATGGCGGCGAAGTTGGTGGCGGTGAAATGCTTGGCGAAAAGTTCGATAATCTTTCTAGCAAGCTAGAAACAAGAGGCGCTCCAGAAGTTAACATTACCGTTAACGTAACAAGCTCTGGCGCTTCAGAGACCAAGAGTCAAGGCGAATCGAATCAAGGTGGGATAGATTATAAGAAAATGTCAGAAAGGATTAAGGCTGTAGTGATCGAAACAATCAATGAGGAAAAGCGTTTGGGCGGATCACTTAGGCCGCGAGGCTAAAGGATGAAATCTTCCGTATCAAATTATGAGAGTAATTTTTATCTCAGCGGCGTCAAAATCCTTGGCGTTTCTGATGTAAATTTTGGCTATTCAGTTCCTGTTGAGCANNTAGGCGTTATAGGNTATAGAAAATTTAATAGTTTTATTAGTGGNCCGCCCCAAGGNTCCTTGAGCGTTCAAAAGTACCTTTCGCCAAACGATTTTTTATTAAACTATACAGGATCAATTGCCGCAAGTGGCGGCTTATTCTATAATAATAAAAATTTTACCTTTCAGTCCGCTTATTTAAATTCATTTGCAGTTTCTTGCTCAGTAGGAAACTTCCCGCAGCTATCTACTGATTTTGCAATTTTTGGTAATGTTGGGACTGGACTAGCATCGACAACTAGCTCGACTACTGGAGCTTTGTCTGTTGTTAGACCGGGAGATATTTTAGTTCAATGTGACGGCACAGGAACAAACAGAATAGAGGCATTTACTTACTCTGTAGAGTGCCCGCGCGTCCCATTTTATCACCCGACTGGTTCTTCGCCAATAGATATAAAAACAATGAGGCCGTATAAAGTAACGGCCCAATTTACTCTTGGCGTATACGATTACGAATCAAAAAGAGCTTTTGATTATATTGTAGACTCAAACAAGCGCAATGTTAATATAACTATAGGATCATTAGCCACTTTCACAGTTAACAACATGGAATTCATAGGAGAATCAATCAATAGCTCTGCTACAGATGAAGTCTCCATGACTCTTAACTATCAAGGATTCATCTAATGTCTTTCCTTTACGATAGAGATCAAAACGTAACTGGGACGATTCCGTCGTCCTTTACTTTTGTGCCTTCGTATGGGACTCAAGTATCCTTTGCTTCAGAAATTGCTGATTATGGGACNATTGANAATTANCTTTATACNATGCCAAAGGCGCTCAATCATCTGCAAATGCAGATCACGATGCCTTTTGAAAACAGAAAGCAAGAAGAGGCCCGAAAGTTAGCTGGCTTTTTTGAAGGTTTGCATGGTACTGGGTATTTTTTATATACCGATCCAGCCCAGATATATAAACCAGTTAACTTATTTTTGAATAGCATTGATAATACATTTGTTGAAAATGACCTATATTCGTTAAATGCCAATTTATCAACAGACCAGATTTCAACAGTTTTAAATTGGAATCAGCCGCTGATAACAGGTTCAAATATAAAAGGTAATTGGGCTACTTCAACAAGTTATCAAAAGTATGATGTGGTGAGGTATACAGGTAATGCCACTTTCCCAAGCAATACTGGCAATCTGTACGATTCGTTTTATTACTGCAAAGAGGCTCATACTTCTCAATCATCACTTACTCCAGCTTCAGTTGATACAGTAAAGTGGTCAAAGGACTTCTTTTTTCAGCCAACTTATTCGACGCCGCTTTCAAGAGAAACTGCCGTAATAAAAACTGAACTACCTTACTCTTTCACAAAGAGAACAAATTTTGGCCTTCATGCAAACGCATTAAAGTCTTTTAGGTTAGATTTTAAAGGCGTCAGCGATGCTGAAGCTAGATGCATTCTTCACTTTTTAATAGGTAGACAAGG